CCGGTATGAGCCAGACTTTGACGAGATTGAGTTCGTTACCGAGACCTTCACCGCGCTGGCCGCGTCGCCTGATGGCGAGTTCATCGAGACGGTGTGCCGCGTCATGACGCCGGCCATCTCAAGCGCGGAGCTTAGGCAGCAAAAGGTCAGCGAGCAGAAGGACGAAACAAAACAGCAGCGCGCACAGGACAAGGCGGACGAGGCATGTATATACGTCCAGTCCTTGATCAACGCCTACCCGCAGGGTGTGGTCATGCGGCGTGGCCGCACGGCACCAAGAAACCCGCCCAGTGACATGACGCGCTGCCACCGGTTGGAGGTGGCGGACGTGTTCTCGGCCATCCCTGGGTCGTCCAGGGGGGACGTGAAGACGGCGGTGGTGGAGGCCATCATGCGCCGGTTTGCACCAGGTTCCAGTGCTAATGAGTGGGTCAGATTGGGTGGTGAAAAATGATATGGGGACGTGGGGACGATATAGGGACGATATGGGGACGGTCTCGACATGCAAACGGCGACGCTGGGGGACAACCCTGTGGAGTTATCCACAGGTTGTCCACAGCCGAGCAGCGCAGCGAAAGCATATGGGGACGTGGGGACCAAACCCTTAAGGCGTCCCCATATCAAAATGCACGATATAGGGGGGTGGTGTGAAAAAAGTTATCCACAGGCTGGATTGGGAAGACGATAGGGTCGAGTGTGGGGACTGTAAGAGGTTCTATACGAGGCATGTGGGGACGTCGTACTCGGTGGATGATATGGAGCGGTGGAGGAAGGTTAACCACCCCGCGCTGCGGTGGATGTTTGAGGTGGCAGTGGTCAACCAGGGGGTTGCGACCGTGCAGTACACCAAGAGGGCTTGCAGGGCAAAGGGACTGGAGCCGATGCCGGATGGGCTGCTGCACCGCTGCGAGGCCTTCCAGCCTAAAATTGAGGAAGTAGTTAAGGACGAGGAGGGGCAGGCATGGTGGGAGTGAGGCGCAAGCGGGTTGAGCACACGGAGCAGGCGAAGGTGGTGGCCAAGGTGAGGGCGTTCTATCCGGACGTGGTTATTGCGGCGATACCGAATGGAGGCTCTAGGACGGCTCAGGAGCGCGTTTCTATGCACGCCGAGGGGGTGCTTAAGGGTATGCCTGATTTATGCGTCCTGAGGGCTTCTGAGGGCTTTCACGGGCTTTTTGTTGAGATGAAGACGCAGGAAGGCGTCGTGGCGTCAGCGCAGCGCGACTTGGCGAGGCGGCTGAACCGCGAGGGGTACCTGTGTCTGGTGGCGCGCTCAAGCGATGATGCTTGGGCTTTGATCGAGAAATACTTGGGAGGGGTGAGGGATGAGTAACGGATGGGATGAGGTGGAGCCGGTGATGCCAGCCGTGCCGGCTGTGCCGGCGACGCTTGGCGAGGATGCCGACCGCAAGGCAGCGGGGCTTATCAAGCACTGGGATGAGAAGGCTGAGACCAGCAGGTGCAGCAAGCTCATACACCAGCACGGGGGAGAGGCTTGGGTGTGGGACCAGCTCGGCTCTGGGGTGCTGGTTATGGCGATCTGTGACCAGCTAGGCGTCAGTACGTCTGCATTCCATCGTTGGGTAGTAAGAGGGGGTGAAACACGCACTGCGCTATATACGCGGGCGCGTGAATCTGGGGCACACACGCTGGCCGAGCAGACCATCAGCATCGCAGACCAGGCTGACCGCGACACTGTGCAGGTGGCCAAGCTGCGCAGCGACAACCGCTGGCGCATGGCCGCCAAGCTCAACCCTGACGCGTATGGCGACAAGCAAACGGAGATCAACATCAACCTGGGCGACATCGCGCTGGACTCGCTGCGCAAGCGTGTTATCACCGTCGAGGATGTCAAGCCTGTACACGGGCTTGACGAGTAAGGATATACAGTAGGCAGAAGTACTCATCCCGTGCGTTGAGTACTGAAAAAGTATTCATTTTGACGTGATTGAGGGGCTAGCGGCTGCCCAGCCGCCGCCGGCCCCCCCCCGTCGCGCAGCGGCGGCGGGGCAGCGTTTGCGTAGGCCCACACACCTCCAAAAAATTTTTTTACAAAAACCGCAAAAAGTACTTGTCAAACCCGTCAAACCCGTTGTACATTTGAGGCTCCAACAACGCAACGGAGCAAACGAAATGAACGCCTTATCCCCAATTACTTTTGTAGAAAAAACGTACAAGACATTTTTTGGTGACGTGTACAAGTCCACACCAAGCATGCGTGCCGAACGTAACTGGAGGGGTGAGCCTCAGTTGATGCAGCTTTGGGTTTGCGAGGGCAAGCCAGACCTTTACTTGCCACTGAGCTTCAAAGCCTAAACAGGAGAAAACGAAATGACCGTATACGCATACATCAGGGTCAGCACCACGGAGCAGGTGGACAACACGTCCATGCAGGAGCAGCGCCGCCAGTGCAAGGGCAACGCGATGGCTCATGGCCACAGCATCGACCGCTTCGTGGAGGACGGCGGCGTGAGTGGCGCCGAGCCGTTTATGGAGCGCTTGGAGCGCCACGGGGTCACGCCCGGCAAGGGCGACGTGTTTATCGTGGCCAAGCTGGACCGGTTCAGCCGTGACGCGCGCGACGCGTTGAACGCGATCCACGACATGAAGGCCGTGGGGGCCAAGCTGATCATCAACGGCAACGGCGACGTGACCGACGACAGCAACATCACGGCGCGGCTGATGCTAGAGGTGATGGCGGTGTTTGCTGGCCACGAGCGTCGCGTGATCAAGGGACGCCAGAAGGATGGCCAGGCCGCGAAGAAGGCAGCGGGTGGGCACATCGGCGGGTCGGCGAAGTTTGGCTACGTGATCGAGGGTGCTGGGCGCGCGGCGGTGCTGGTGGCGGACCCGAGGCAGCAGGAGGCCTTGGCGTTTGCGCGGCGCCTGCGCGACGACGGGATGAGCTTCCGCTCGATCGCGTCGGCGATTGACGAGACGTACGCGATCAAGGTATCGCACGAGGCGATCAGGAAGGCGATGCTGGGGGTGGCGGCATGAAGGACGTCTACAACACGGGGAAGGTCTTGATCGGGCTGCACTACCGCCCGCGCAAGGGCAGCCACATGAACGGCAACAATATCTACTGGCAGGGCGTGCTGCTGGGTAAGCGACGCAGCCTGCTGCAGCGGCTTATTGACCTCTGGAGGGATGGAGATGAATAACGCGGAGTGGGAGATGCTAAAGACAAGCTACTTGGTGCGGCGGGTTCGTGCCGGCGAGGTGCCCGAGGACGTGCGCGAACCTATCGACTGGCACCGGGAGCTAAACGACGACTACGAGTGGGTCTGGTCCGAGATGCTGGTGCAGCTGTACTGGGTGATGGCCGTTGTGGTGTTGGTCGCGCTGGCGGCTGGATTTATATGGGGGTGGATATATGCCTAAGCGGGTCACGATACACACACAAGAGACGCTGCTGGCCAAGACCGAGGAGGTCGGCGAGTGCGTGGAGTGGCAGGGATACCGCCAAGAGGGCGTGCCGCTTGTACACCACCGGGGTCTGATGCACTCGGTGCGACGGCTGCTGTGGTCGTGGGCCGGCAAGAGGCTGCGGGAGGGCGACTTCATAACGGCCAAGTGCAAGAACAGGTCCTGCGTGAAGCTGGAGCACATGCGGGCAGTGGACCGCAAGACGATGGTCAAGATCGCCGGCTCGGCGTCGAACAAGTCGGCGGCGAGCAAGGGCTTAAAGATTTCGGCCACCAAGCGCAAGATGTCCAAGCTCACCGAGGAATCTGTCAGGGAGATCAGGATGTCCAAAGATCCTGCATACATCGAGTGCCTGAAGCACGGCATCGGGCGCAGCACAGTGATCGCCATCCGGGCTAACAGGCTGTGGAAGGACACGTCCATGTTTGGGCAATTGATGCGCTAAAATTGACGCCTATGGCAAAACAAGACAACGTGTTCAAGCAGTTCGTGGAGCGATACCGCGACGACCCTGTGCTGTTCGTGATGGAGGTCCTGGGGGTAGACCCAGACCCGTGGCAGGTGGACTTCTTGCGGGCTATCGCGCGCGGTGACCGCAAGATCTCTGTGCGCTCTGGCCACGGGGTGGGTAAGTCCACTGGGTCGAGCTGGGCCATGCTGTGGTTCTTTATGACCCGCTCACCGGTCAAGGTCGTGGTGACGGCGCCGACAAGCGCGCAGCTGTTCGACGCGATGTTTGCGGAGCTAAAGCGTTGGATCAACGCGCTGCCGCCACCGCTGCAAAAGCTAATCGACGTGAAGCAGGACCGGGTCGTGTTTAACGCCGCCCCTGACGAGATGTTTATCTCAGCGCGTACGTCTCGGGCCGAGCAGCCAGAGGCGCTGCAGGGCATCCACAGCGAGCACGTGATGCTGGTGGCCGACGAGGCGTCAGGCGTGCCAGAGGCGGTGTTTGAGGCGGCAGCTGGCTCGATGTCTGGCCACAGCGCGGTGACGCTGCTGCTGGGCAACCCGACTAGGTCCAGCGGGTTCTTCTACGACACGCACAACCGGCTCAGTGACGAGTGGACCACGTTCAGGGTGTCGTGCAAGGACTCGCCGCGCGTGAGCGACGACTACGTAAGCGAGATGCTGTCCCGCTACGGCGAGGAAAGTAACGCGTTTCGGATACGCGTGCTGGGCGAGTTTCCCCGCAGCGACGACGACACGATTATCCCCATGGAGCTGCTGGAGGGCGCCAAGACGCGGGACGTCAAGATCAGCGACTTTGCGCCGTTGATCTGGGGTCTGGACGTCGCGCGGTTCGGGTCCGACTGTTCGGCCTTGGCCAAGCGCCGGGGCAATGGTTTATTGGAGCAGGTGCGCGTCTGGCGCAACTTGGACCTGATGCAGCTCACCGGCGCGGTCGTGGCTGAGTACGAGGCGCTGGAGGTGAAGGACCGGCCGACCGAGATTTTGGTCGACAGCATCGGGCTGGGGGCCGGGGTCGTTGACCGGCTGCGCGAGCTGAAGCTGCCGGCGCGCGGCATCAATGTCTCGGAGTCGCCAAGTTTTGGCGGCACGTACCGCAATTTGCGTGCAGAATTGTGGGGCAAAGCTAAGGCGTGGCTGGAGCGCAGGGACTGCTTTTTGCCAAACGACGAGCGCCTAATCAACGAACTTGCCACAGTGCGCTATAAATTCAACAGCAGCGGCAAGATGCAGGTCGAGAGCAAGGACGAGATCAGGAAGCGCGGCCTGAAGTCTCCGGACGTCGCCGACGCGTTTGTGCTGACGTTTGCGTCCGACGCGGCCACCGTGTCCTACGGCAC